GGTGTAGCTAATAAAGATTTAAGTGACTGGATACACCAGAACCTAGACTATGATCAATTAATACTTGAATTTTGGAATCCAGATGAGCCAAATAGCGGTTGGGTACATTGTTCGTATAAAAATCAAATAGAAAACAGAAAACAATATTTAAGAGCATATAAAGAAAATAATAAAACCGTTTATGCTTATATGACAGAATAGGCTTGACATTTAACCTAAAAGTGATATATTATTATAATGACTGAAAAGAAAACAGAAAAACAAGTTTATAATTGGCCAAAAGATATTGATACAGATAAATTACCTAGAACAAAAGGTATGAATGTAAAAGGTTATAGATTTTATGCAATCAACAATGAGAACTTTCCCTCGGTTACCACATTTACAGGTTTTTTAACAGGTGATGTAGGTGAAGCTTTTAGAAAGAGTGTAATTGAATCACAAAAACAAGGTGAACAATTTGGCCTAGGCTATGCAAAGTGTATAAGTGATACATCATTGCAAGTCGGCAAAGCATTTCATAGTGCCGTAGAAAGATATTTAAGAAACGAACCTATAACAACCAAAAGCGTAATGACTTTAGGTTTACTACGATTAGCACGGCCGTATTTACATCAAATACAAAATGTTAGACTTGTAGAGTCTATTATGTATAGTAAGAAGTTAAAACTTGCTGGTCAAGTTGACTGTGTTGCAGAATACAATAATAAGTTAAGTGTAATAGATTTTAAAACTGCCAGCAAACTAAAAGACGAAGAAGAAATACATCATTACTTTTTACAAACATCTTGTTATGCAATTATGTATGAAGAGCTATTCGGTAAAAAGATAGAGCAGATTGTTGTTATTATCGCCGGCAAAAATGGTGAAATAGAGGTGTTTACAAAAAAACCAGATGACTATTACGCCGAGATTGAAAAGAAACTAGGTGACTTTTTTACGCATATTAACAAGGTTTTAGAGAGTTAATATATAAATATATCAGAAAATAAACACAGACATAATAATATATTAATAAATTGACCTATGTCGGAAAATAGGCCAATGCTAAAAAAAATATTTTTTATATTATTCTTTTGTTGTAGTATCAGTTACGCACAATCACCGTTACGTAATTACGACTTTATGATACAAAATGTTCCTATAATTTGTATGGAAAGAGAAACAATGGAAAAATTTACTAAAGATTTTGATTTCGTATTACAAAGTAGATCACTAGGAAGAACAAATATGTTAAAGACAGGTGCGCCTGTTTTTCTAATAGAGTATTTTGTAAATAAAAGTAAAACGGAATCTCTGGCCATCGTCACAGCTCCTGACGCTATCGAGTCTTGTATTTTATACAGAAGTTTTGATTTAACAAAATAACTTGACAATTCTTAAGGATTGTGTTATATTCATAACAGATATGCTTAAACTACATATCTCATATAAATAATAATAACGTTCATCTTACTATGTAAGACGGAAGTAGGCATTGCCGAAGGAACGCACCTAACTTTTAAGAAAGGAGGGTGTATGTTAGATAGATTCACCCATTTATTAAAAAACTGGAATAAGCAAAGGTCTAAGGCAACAAGTGATAAGACCTTATTTAATGCTAGACAGGAAGTGAATATAAATGGAAATGGAACTAATGGCTATGTAATTAAATCAGGACCTAATAAGGGTAAGGTTTTAGGACATACCACTAGAAGTAAACCAGTTATATAGACTTGACAATTATTAAAAATTGATATATATTATTAATATTAACTATAAATGAGGTAATTATATGTTTACGACTCGTAACATAGTGATAGCTGTAGTTGTAATAGTTGCAGTAGTAAGTGCATTTTTGTACTTTAAACCTGCAGCTAAAAAAGCAGAACCACAAAAACCTGCTGTTACACAACCTGTAAAACCGGCCGATAAACCGGCAGCACAGCCAGCTAAACCAGACGAAAAGAAAAAGTAGTCTAATTAAGTTAATGCGAGGCGTACATTATGCCTCGCATAAATAATAAGTCATAAAACACACACACAGAAAGGAGTTATTATGGCAAACACATCAAAAAACGGTTATGAAATCCGTTCAGACCTATTAGGCTTAGCAAAAGAACTAGTAGAGTTTAATTTTCAAGCAAAAGTAAAAGAGTACGAATACTCAATTGGTAAAGACGGCGATCAAGTTGTGCAATCATTTAAAGCACCAACTTACTCGGCAGATGACATCATTGACGTTGCAAAAAAGTTTAATGAATTTGTAACAAGTGGTGATATGGCAAAGTCATACCAAGAAAACTTTGAAAAAATGCAAGAGATGGTAAAACCATACATTGATAAAAACTTTGCAGACGCATATGTAAATACTGTAAAGGCATTTTTTCCACATTTAAAAAGTAAATAATAATGATTGTAAAAGATAAACTAATAAATCATTATAATAAAAATGAGACCCTATACTTGGGTTACTTTTATATTATCTTTATATCATTATTAGTATTAAGCTTTTTAATCGTAATTAAGAACGTTTTTTAAATTATCATTGGCCACTTCGGTGGCCATTGACATTTCTCATTTAGCGTGATATAATCAATATATGAAAACCTATATACACGTAAATCAACATAAGATACGTAGTAATAAAAAAAATAATATAAACGAACCTGTTATTACAGTAAAACAAGGTAGTAAAAATACTTATTGTCACGAGGTAAGAGTATTGGGTCCAAGTGTTATTACTTACGGTGGTAATGATAAACCACTTTTATCTTGTGGTGCTCGTGTTGTTGTATCTACCGACGCAGAGATAGAAATTATTAAATGAACTCAAAAGAATTTTCAGTAAAGATAGAAGAAATAGTAAAAGCAAAAAAAGGCATATCGTATATGGATGCCGTATTATATTTTTGTGAGAAGAATGACATAGACCCATCTACAGTAAATTCCATAATATCAAAATCAATACGTGATAAGATTGAAGTCGAGGCTCAAAACTTAAACTATCTTCCTAAAAAAGCAAAACTACCTGGAGTTTAAGATGTATGGAGGGTTTGATGTCTTTAAAATATATCTTGCGATTAAATTACACTTTACAACCGATACCTATGACTATCATAAATATGAGGGTAAGGTAAACTGTAAACTTGATACTTTTACAAAACGAAATGATAGATATTTTTTTCACAAGCTTAGCACCAGATACGGTAAAGATGATATACTGGGCTTTTTTATTTCTAATTTTCTTGTTGATAGTAATAAATGGATAGGAAATCTAGCGAGTAATGATGGCAAAGACGTTTTTATGGATTGGAAAAAACGTAAAGAGTCTTTTGATTATTATTTTAGAGGCGATTGTGTATGTATCTCTGATGACTTTCATGCTCGTGGTCTTTCTTTTGATGATGGCTTTCGTGTACGTTCTGGACAGCATCCTAGATTTTTACAATTGGTTCTCTCAAAAAAAATATCATATGAGACCGCTGTTGTTTTTAACAACGCCATTCAATATAGTAACCAATGGGATAGACAAATTACTGAAAAAGTGGTATGGCCTGTTCAATCAAAAAGATTAAAAAAATATACGGAGTTTGTAAAGTATAATGACACATCAACAAAGATTATACTAAAAGAAGTTTTTTTAAAATGATTTTTAATATTTTTTTATACATATTGGCATTTATATGTGCGTTCTATATCTTAGGTGAGAGTCAAAATAAAATTGTAAGATTTATAGTATTATTACTAATAACTTTTATGGCAATTAAATTATTATGATTAGATGGATTGCTTGTATATTTGGCATTACGGCCGCTACGATACACGCCAGTGCAATCATATCTATACAATGGTTTGGTTGGTTAATATGTGTTGGCTCAATCTCTCTTTGGTTATATATCGCATATAAAGACGAAGATAATGCGAGAGTGGTACAACAATTATATTTTTTAATTATAGCGATAATCGCTGTATATAATTGGTTTAAAGTTGCGTAATAGATACTATGTTACAATTACTTGGAACAAACGTATTGAAAAAACTATTTGGGAAGGTAGTGTAAAACGTATAGAAGATAAATGTTGGAAAGAATATAAAAAAGGAGCATTGGCAGTAGAATTAGAATTAATTACATTTTTAAATTTTCAATACTACATAGAGTAATAAAACTATTATGATAAAAAGAGTTTTTTGTTTAGGAAACGGCGAGAGTAGAAAAGAATATGATATTGAGAAACTTCGTTCTCACGGTCGTATCTATGGTTGTAATGCACTCTACCGAGACTTTACTCCAGATGTATTAGTGTCAGTCGACCACGGTATCATGCACGAGATATATCACAGTGGCTTTTGTTATAAGAATGAGACCTGGTTTAGAGACTGGACTAGAGTACCCGCTGAGATGTATGAAAATATGATATACATTGGTGTAAGTGAGGCAGATAGACAAGAACTATCAAAGTGGGACATCAAAAGAGAAAATAAAAGAACCGACGAAAAAGAATTTGTAATGCACGGTGCAAATCTATCTGGTCTTGTTACAATTATGAAACAAAATAAAGATAAGTTTATGAAACACATATCACAAAGTAATCTTGCGATTAGTTGGGTAAGAGATGATGACAAGGCACACAGTATTACAGAGGTCATGCCAAATAATCGTGACCTAGGTTGGGCCGCTGGGCCTACAAGTGGTTATGTGGCTGTTCAAAGAGAAAAGCCTACAGAACTTTTTTTAATTGGACACGACCTAAACAGTACAAATGGTAAGATTAATAATATCTATAAGGACACAAAGTATTATGGTTTAAAAGAGTCAGGACCAATACCAAGTGTAAACTGGCTGACACAATGGAAGACACTCTTTGAACAAAACAAAAACATTACATTTTACAAAGTAAATAAACACAATGAGGGTACCGATAGAGTCAATACAAAAATATACGAATGGAATGGTATAAAAAATCTGAAGTA